TCGGACAGCCTGTCGAGCTTGCAGTTAGCAATGTACAGACTATTCCAAGCAGAACCAAGAAGCAGGCCAAGGATGAGAATAGCAACGATGAGTGCGTAGACGGTCCAGGTCATTGTGGTTCCTTTCTAAGGGTCTTCAATATACGGTGTGTTATTTCTGCGACTCATGTTACTGGTGTGAATAGGCAAAAAAGATAAGCCTAGATCCCATGGCGGGATCTAGAACTGTGTCAGAGGTAGTAGTGGTCGTACTGCTCAGAGCTCAGTCCAGTAGCAGCAAGCTCCTCGGCGTAGTCGAGGGCGGCCTGTGCAGCGGCGGGAGAGAGGTTCATGAGAGTGTCCTTTCTATGACGGGTTTCAATATAGAGCCCGTTTTCTACGCGAAAAAAAAGATAAGCCAAGCCCCCCATGCGTATAGCACAGGGGGCCTGACGAATCTCAGAAGGGTTTAACCTTCATGATCAAACCAAACGCCTTCGAGCTGACGACTGCAAGTCGCTCGTACTGGAGGACGGCTACGATACCTGCCAGCGAGGTGACTGCACCGAGAATTGCGTCTTTGCTGAGCTTCTTGCTCTCGCCAAGGGCTTTGGCTTTTGCAAGAGTCTCGACATTTCGAGCAATTGTGGTGTAGTCCTCACTAGCAGGATCGTGAAGCTCGGCCTCCTTCAGAGCAGCTTCAATTGTCTGCTGAATGGGGTCAGAGTTCTTCATGGATGGGCTCCTTTCTAGGGGTTCATTATACCGCAGGTTTTTCTCGCTTAGACCTGCTTGACGTCCAGCGTCACCTTCCCGTTTCGGAGCATCTCGGCGACGCCCTGGTCAAAGGTGGCGTGGATCCCCTGGTCCTCAGACACATGAAGGGCGCCGGAGGGCTGGGTGCCCTGGTACTTGTTGGAGCTCACGCCGAGAAGCACACCCAGGAAGGTGTCAATCGCAGCGATAGTCCCAGCGACCTCAGTCGGGTGAGGCAGGTGCCACAGAGCCGCCAGAGTGAGGTAGAGCGCGGAGGTAGCCGGGAGGGCGACCAGCGCAACCCACTTGAGGATGTCATAGGACTTGTTGTTCAACTTGCTCTCCTGAAGGTGCTTAGCCATTGGTTTTCCTCTTTGCCGGGGGTCTAGGGGTGGGGACTACGGGAAGATTCTTGACCTCATTCACGATCTTCTCGGCAAGCCCATTCCCCCCGAACTCGGAATAGGGCTCTACGAGATACTTCATGAAGTCCTCATACTCGTCGAGGGTAAGAAATCCTCGATGAAGATATGTCTTCCCGACATATACAATCCGGTCATGGGCCATTCCGAGCAGAAGCCTTGACGTGGCGGACTTCCGCTCACTGCGCTTCATGATCCAAGCCCACATCCCGGAAGATCCCAGAACCGACAGAAATATCGCGAGGATGATGTCGGTCAGGGGGTTGAATCCGAAGTGCTGCATGTTAACCGATCGCTAGATAGGGACGGACCCCGAGGGAGTAGTTAATCGGGGCATGGGAGAACTGACCCGTGGACTTCTGATAGACCGCAGTCTGTGCAGAAGCCCGCTCACGAAGCCAGTAGTCCTCCTCAATGTTAACAAGGGCGGGGTTGAGCCTGAAGGCGGGGAACTGGTTGTGGTGCATGCCTCGAGAGAGTGTGTCATTGAAGATAGACGATCCCCAGAGCATGGCCTCATCCATAATATTGATGTGCGGGTTGTACCAGCGCCAGTCTCGGACTGCACCATTCCCGTCATACCCGGTAGCCACTCGAGTCCAGACGCCGACCATGTTAGATCGGTTGAACAGGGATTCAGCCATGCGACTGGCCTGTGTCATTGTGGACTGGTTTAGAGTCGAGTCGACGTATGAGCGCTGGTCTGGAATAGTGGTAGACCAAGCCTCTCGGAACAGAGACCGGTCGGGAACCACGACAATATGGTTCTGGCGGAAGGGCGGCTCACCGATATTCATGAAGTAGTTGAACGCGACTATTCGCCAGGTAACACCGGAATATGTCCAGTAGTCGCCAAGGTACAGTCCAGAGAATGATCCGCTTCGGATTGCCTGGAGATACGGAGACACCGAGTTACCCAGGGAGGCGCCTCGGTAGATCGAGTTGTGAACACCCGCATTCGACTCGTTCAGCATCCCATAGACAGATCCCGAGTTTGTGAACTTCTCATTGATCTGGGTGATCTTGAGCTCGGTCCCAGCAACTCGACCCTCGACCGCCTGGATACGATCATTCTGGTTCTTATCACTAACCTTGAGGTTAGCAACATCTGTCGAGGTGTTTCCACCAGCATTAGCCAGGGCATCTCGAACCGAGTCGAACCAGGTATTGAACTCTCCCTGGAGTTTTGCCTGGAGAGAGTCCAGGTTTATAGTCTCAAGGGGGCCGCGAACATAAGGAGTACGAGCGCTACCAACGAGGTTAATGATGTTCTCGGCAACGATCTGTCGAGAGTTCTTGATGATCTTAATCTGGGCCAGAGCGAAGGTCTGTCGGTCACCACTGTCCCCAACATTCGGGATCAGAGGAGTAACCGCAGGTGTACCCTGGACCACCTTAATCTTGGCGCCACGGACCGCCTTGGATCGGTCAACCTCGATGCACACGAGATCGATTCGGTCCAGGGTTGCGTGAGAACCGGTAATAGCGACCGTCTCATCGCCCGAGTTCTCAACCCATCGGTTATTCAGCCACGCCTTTCCCGCACCCACATATACAGACATACCGTTGTTGGTGGGGCGGACTCGGAACTTGTCTCCCACGTTTGGGAAGACGCCCGGTGCGATAATACCGTCAAAGAGTGATCCGAACTGGTCCGCGTCATATGTCCGGTCACCATTCACTGAGTTGTAGAAACCACTAGAAATGGCCATGCATTAATCCCTTTCTCGAGGAGCAATGACCTCTCCGGGGCCACCGCGAGTGAAGTCGATACGGAAGCCGTCACCATTCCACTTGGTACGAGACGACATTGAGATAGTGGGAACTCGAGAGAACCCACTACTGGACCAAGACTCAGTCATCTCAGTCAGCTGGCACTCAATTGGCTCTGCGTTGCTGCCAGAGGGGACGTAGTAGAAGATATCTCCGACATCGAACCCAGTACGGTACTCGACGTTGGAGAAGCTATTGATCTTGCCCGAGATCATCTTGAGCGGGGTATACTTCGGGAACATGGCGTCCAGAACCCAGAAAGGATACCACACCTCGCTCAGAGATGTGATATGCTTCCGCTGAAGATCGGTAAGCGCTTTCCAGTCCTTGATCGAGTAGGGCTTGTGGACCTGAGTATTATCCCACAAGACTTCCCGTCGAGTGATCGGATTCTCGGACCGAAGCGTGTGCGCCCGAGTGTGCGTACTACCGTCAGCAATCCACTTCATATCTACATCGCCGGAGTCCCATACCTCATAGATCGTACTCTTCTTATCGACGATGGAGTCCACCGACTCGAAGTCGGAGAAGTTGTCATTCTCCTGAGCGAGTGTAATCGTGTTGATAAGATGCGGCGCAGTTACGTAACAGTGAATACCCTGGTTCTCGAGCTTGATCTTGTAGAAGAGAGAATATCCGTTCGGTTTGCACGCCGACAAGACGTTCTTGAACATCTCAGCAATGGGTGCTCGGTCGTAGATGATCCACTTACCATCCTGGATCTTCTGCCCAGTGTCGTTGACGTAGGCCATCTGAGACACTCGAGTTTCCCGGTGGAAGTTGAAGTTATCGATCCTACGAGCAGCTTCCGCATCCTTACCAAGATGAGCATGGGCCAAGTTTTCAGCAGTCATCTGCGCATTGAACTGGCCATTTTTGTCGGGCTCAATCCACTGCCGGTGAGGTAAGACTCTCCATTCAAACATCGACTCGAGAGAGCGACCGGTATACTTGTGGAGGTAGACACCGTCATCCTCCTGCTTAACCGTGGCCGTCTCGATTACCATGGCGGTCGAGGTATCATCTCGAATGAACAGGTTCCCAAGACTGTACTCGTACCCGGGTTGATCCGAGTATAGCTGGAGCTCGAACTGGCCGTAGTCATATGCCCGCTCAGTCCAGTTGAGGGAGTAGAAGTTATTCGGAACTTCAATCCAAGAATTGTAGTTATGAAGGAACGCGAAGAACAGCTGCATTAGATCCCCCTATAAAGTGTATCGTATTCCATAGAGACGTTCACGTCGTCAACGCCTCCAGCATACTGAAGGGCGATCGTGTTGATTCCTGGGTGCATCTGAATCCAGGTGCTACCTGGTGCCAGAACACCGGTAATGTAGGACTTCCTTCCTCGAGCCTGGTGAGTGATTGACTTCTTACCGGGACGAGTGTCAACAACAATGCTCTCTCCGGCATAGAAGTTTCCAGCTCGAGAGATAGACATTGTCTCGTTGAAAGTTGTGTTGCTCAGAATAAGGTTACTAACCGTACCGAGGAACTCAACCGTGATAGTGACGCCAGCTGGGTAGTCTCCAAGGTATCGGATATCCTTACCCGAGGAGTTGGTCATGTCCCCGAACTTGAGCTTGTGGTTGTCCTGAGAGAAGAACGGGAACTCGAAGGTGGGTGTATTGTCGTTGAAGCCCACGACCTTCTGGATCTGAGTAGCGGAGGACTTCCAATACGGGTCCAGCCCAAGAAGGGAGACCTGGATCTCCTGCCGCTCAGAGAAGATATTCGGCTCTACGGACTCGACGATGAAGTCAGAGTGTACGTTAAGCCAGTCGGTTGTCACACCGAGAGTAATGGTCTCTCCGACTCCGAAGTAGGAGTAGCACTTGAGTCGGAGTTCCTGAATGTCAGTCCCCCAGGGGATCAGAGTCAGTACCACAGTACGAGTACCAACCCTGATCCCCTTAAGGAACGCTCCGTCCAGCAGGGCGAATCCATCAGTGCTGATGTCCGCCTTTACTGGCCCCAGACCAGTAATCTCCTTGACCGCGACCCCCGACTCGTAGGGGTTCGTGATGTCGATGGTTAGACGATCCCCCGACTTTGTCGTGGACGAGATCTCTGAGATCATAGTGTCAACTTGTCCTTTGCCATAGCAAGCTGAGTGTTGGTGTTGCGGTAGATAGTAGCCGCATCCAGCGCCTCAGGCGAGTTGTTGGTCTGGTTGAAGGTGATGTTTGTAACACCATTTTGACTATTCTTGTCAGAATTGTCAACTGCGATCGGAGCAGGAGGTCGAGCCGCGTTAGCTGCCTGAGCCGTGACTCCGATGGCGGGAAGGAAGTTGTTGATTCCCTTAGCCTGCTTCTGCATCTCAGTGAGATCCAGTATCGGCTTGATCTCGGGCTTGAAGGACGGGTCGTCCTCAATGAGATCATTGACTCCATCAAGAGCTCGAGACATGGCGTCGTAAGCAGCGGAGGACATGTTGTCTCCTGCTTTAGCAACACGCTCACCAGTGTTCTCAATACCGATAGCTAGACCCTCCCCAACGTATCCACCGAGTTCCTTCATCAGACGAGAAGGAGAGTGAATACCGAAGAAGTTCTTGACCTTGTTGTAGCCCTTCTTGGCGACGGAGACCATGGACTCACCAAAGCTCCAGGCCTTGGATGCAAGACCATTGGTCATACCATCAACAATAGCCCAAGCAATCTCTCGACCAACCTTGTTGAATCGAGGAGCATACTTGTTAATGGCGTCGCGAACTCCCTCAAGGAGCTTGAGGACTGTCCACATACCCTTGTCGATGATCTTGGGCCCGTTCCTAGCAATTCCATCAAGGAAGTTGAGGATGACGTTGGTGGCAGCGTCAATAACCTTGCCGATGTTGTCAGCAATTCCGTTCAGGAAGTTTGCCAGGATAGTAGCACCCTTCTCACCGAACTCGTAGGCGTGGTTAGCCAACTCGGTAAGCATTGCCTGGATCAAGATGAACAACGACGCTACAATGCCTGGAATGTTGGCGTTGATAGCGTAGATGATTGCTCCAAGCAACGCAGCCATAGCCACAGCAAGCTCCGGGGCCTTGGCGCCCAGAGTGATGATGAAGTTGGCAATGGCATTGGCGAAGTCGATAGCTACCTGGGGTAGAATTGCTGCTAGCTGCTTCAGGCCCTCAGTCAGGACCAGGAATGCTGCAGCGCCGGTAGTAGCACAGATACCAAGTACCGCCGCAAAGGCCGCCATACCGATTGAGATCGGGAGTAGGGCCAGTCCCAGCGCGAGTAGAGCCGCAGTAAGGATGATCATACCTACCGCGAAGTACTGAGCACCAGCTGCTGCAGCTACCAGGATCAGCATACCACCAGCAAGAGCAATCAAGCCAATCGCTAGCTGAGTCCAGGTGATTCCGGACAAGGTCTTCATCGCTGAGGCCAGGGCTAGGAACGCGATCGAGGCAATACCAAGAGCAATTCCACCTTCCTTGAAGGCGTCTGCTGCCGCCATTGAGATGGCCAGAATCGCCAGACCTGCTGCCAGAGCAATGAGTCCCTTAGCCAGGGTCATGATATCCATGTTACCAAGGATTGCAACAGCCCCTGTCAGGACCAAGACCGCTGCTGACATGGCGATAATCGCCGCCGCTCCTCGGGCATTGGCTCTGCCTGCAATTGCCATTGCTACAGATAGCTCTGCAATAATGACACCCAAAGCAATGACACCCTGGAGGAGCTTGCCGGTGTCCATCGTACCAAGCATCCAGATAGCCGCCACAAGGATATTGCAAGAGACAGCCAGTGATAGCAGAATCGCCGCGCCCTTACCCATGAAGGGATCCTTACTAACGACCATCATGAACCCAGACAGGATCGCCACAACTGCAGCGAGGGTTACGACTCCCTGAATAGCCTTGCCAGTATCCATGGATCCAAGAGTGTATACTGCCAGAGATAGAATAACACAGGATGCAGCAAGAGCAAGAAGGATTCCAGCGCCCTTCTCAACACCCTTGGTAGCAGCCATCTTGGTCATGAACTCCTGCATGGTCATCATCAGGATCTTCATAGCCGCAAGACCAACTACAGCACCCTTGAGATCCATTCCGGCAAGAATCCGGACAGCAGTTGCCATCAGGATCATAGCAGCACCCATAGCAATAAGCATAGCCACAATACGAACGCTGTCGTTCTTGAAGGCCACCATCTTGGTCATGGACTCAAGCATGTCGTCCATAATCTTGAAGAGGTACTTCAGGACGGCCAGGGTGACGAGGAGCTTTGGCGCCGGGACCAGAGACATCAGGATCAGTGCTCCGGCCAGGACGCCTAGTGCGATTGCAATCGTCAGAAGAGCCTTGGCTTTAACCTTCTGCTCGAACGCCTCGAGTACTCCGCCGAGCTTATCGAAGACGTTACCTAGTTTGTCGGCAACGTTTCCGATCTTGTCGAAGTTCTCCTTGAAGGAGTTGATCCATCGAGTAAAGGCAATAAGCACTCCGCCGCCAATAGCCCCGACAAGGATCTTACCCATATCATAGGACTTTAGGTTGGAGTTCGCCTGGCTCATGGCATTGCCAATGGAGCCGAAGGCGTTCTTCGCACCTTCCTTTACCTTGGGAGCAAAGGTGTTGACCACGAAGTCTTTGAACTCAACGAACTTCTGCTTGATAGTGTCGAAGAGCTCTGGGAGGTGGACCGCTCGAGCGACCTGCTTGATGTCCTCAAACCACTTCTTGAGGAAGTTCTCCTTAGCAGCCTGACCGGTTTCCTTAGCTGCCTGCGCTGCCGCAGTCCCGACTTCAGATACAGCTCCCGCAGCTTCCTTGGCCTTAGCCTTAACCTCTCCGTGACCGTTAACCCAGTCGCGGAATGAGACCGCTACTTCCTTGACCTTACCGCCGACGTCAGAGAACGCCTTACCCAGCTTATCCCAAACGGCACTATTTTGAACCGTGTTCCACGTATCGACAAGGGCGTCCTTCAGTTCGACGAGTTTCTCCTTGAGCCACTGGACTTTCTCGGAAATCTTGAGTTTGTTGCCGAGCTCATCGAACTTAGAGCCAAGTTTCGAGACAATTGCCTCGGAAGTGGTCATGTTACTGAGGTCAAAGCCCTTGAAGTAGTCGGACAGAGCCGACTTACCAGAAGTAAGCTTCGCCTTCAGCTTATCACCGACAGTCTGACCGAACTCGTGGAGCTTGTTCTTAGCCTTATCGATCCCACTGTGGATGGAATCCATCGCAGCAGAGAACTGTTGACCGACAACCGAGTTCTTCAGCGCATCCTTGATGAGGCCGAACTTCGAGGCAAGATTCTTGAGTCCGTTGGCGGCGCCAGTTACCTTTCCACCGAAGTCAAGCCACATGATGAAGTCATGGATCTTGTCTACAACCCACTTGATGGCCTTACCAACGAGGTCGATCGGCGGAAGAAGTAACTTGAGTAGCTTTCCACCAAGGTCCAACTTAGTAAACCACTGGTCGAACCAGTAGATCGCCTTTCCAAGAACCTTCGTGATCTGGAATACCCCTGAGTTGATCCCGGTAAATGCGGGGAATAGCGCGCTGATAATATGAGAAGCAACTGTGAAGACAACCTGCGCTACCTCGCCGAGAATTGTGGCAAAGATATGGAAGATCGAGAACAGACCAGTAAATGTCCACTCTAACTTATCCGCGAAGTTGTTAGTGATGATGAGCTTAGATGTGAAGTTCTCAAACGCCTTGGTGATTCGAACAAGGCCTTCGGCACTAGCATTCATGAATACTCGTCGAAAGGCGGTTCCGATCTGTCCGAGAACTTTGACAATGGCCCAGAAGATGTTCGCCACCCCCTGAACCAGAGCCGTCCTACCGCCAAGGTCCTTCCACATCTGTAGGAACCCGTTTCGAGCATCGGCACTGGATTTGATTACCGCACCGAGCCAGTCGCCGATAGCGGTAAACAGATCTGATGCCTCTTCAAAGTCACCAAACAGGATCTCGAAAGTCTCAGCCCATCCGGAACCGATAGCTTCCTTAGTCGTGTCTACTAGCTGGCTAAAGGTTCTGATCTTGGTTGCAGCATCAAATGCACCCTGAGCAAACTGCTTGAGCTTGTGCGCTTGCTCCTCAGAATAACCCATCTCAACGAGCTGAGCCTCAGAGAGGTCATTCGTTAGGGCAGTAAGGGTGGTCGTCATGACCTGGGCAGTAAGCCAGTCTTCCTTCAGGGATTCTCGGAAGTTCCCATCCTTAGCAATAGCCTCATCATAACCAGTACCCATCATTCGGGAGGTCTCGATAAGAGCATTCCTGAATGACTCTCCACCCATACCTGCCTGGACCAGTGAGTTCCAGTCCTGAAGGTGGACTGCGCCAGCCGCGATAGCCTGAGAAAGCTGGGTATATGCCGTGGCTGTCTGCTGGGCAGTTGAACCTGAGGCCGCTGCGAGGTTAGACAGACCCTTAATTGATGCCACAGATGTCTGAAGGTCGACACCAGCTGCGGTGAACAGACCAATGGCGTGAGTCATGTCACTGAAGCTGTATACCGTCTTATCGGCATAGGTGTTCAGCTCGGCCAGGGAGGTCTTAACCTCGCCAAGTGTGGTCCCCTTCTCGACTGTGTTGGCCATAATAGTCTGAATGGCTCTCATTTTGAGCTCATACTCATTAAAGCCATCTTTGATGGTACCGATGAACCCAGAGACAATACTTCGTCCTGCATTCAGGGCCGCGACACCTATTCCACCGAAGGCAGTTACGGCAAGACCTTGCATCACAGTCATGTTCTTGCCGATGTCGAGGGCCTTGGTCGCTAGATCGCCTAATGTGGTGTTCTTAGCGATCTCTCCAATACGAGATAGACCATCTGCAGCTCCCTGCATCTTCAAGGATTCCTTGAGTCTGTCCATACTGGACGCGGATTCCTTGATCGCAGAAAGAAACTGCTTGTTGTTCATCTTGAGCGAGACTACCCGCTCGTCAATAGTTGCCACTACTTAGTGACCTCCTTCCAGGCCTTCTTCGCTATCTTGTCGAATACGGGCCTGATAGCGGGGTTGATGTAGTCTCGACCAACGACATACCCGCCATTACGGGTTCCGTGACCATATTGCAAGATGACGGCGATGTTTACGCCGTTGTTTACGTGTGAGTTTGTCCAGGTGATCTTCCAGTTCTCGCCAGTTCTGGTGACTTCGTAGTTCCAGCTAGCTGCTGTCTCGCCCGACCTGGAGGGGGTCGCCGCCTTGAGAGCAGAAACCCCCTCCTTGCCGAACTGATTCATGATCAGAGCCAGGTCTAACTTCGTCATTCTGTCAAACCAATTCCTGGTGAGTTTCCAGTCTCCCTGGCTCTCGATCGTAATCATGATTCTCCTAGACTAGAGATTCGGAGTAGATGTTGGCCACTCCGGAGACCATACATCCGATGGCGCCCTTGGCCATAGCCTTGTCATAGGCGTCTCGGGTTGGGCAGATGTGCCCCCATACCGGCTTGCCGAGTCCGGTAGTTCGGTTCCAAACCTCATCGCTGGCATCGAAGGACATACCGATGTAGTCCCATGGCTTGTGCCACTCGTTGATCCGACCATCAGTTACCTGATCTGGATACGAGTATCCCCAGCACTTCCAACCATCCGCCTTCCACTGATTAGCCAGCCATCCGGCGTCGATGGAGAACTTCCAGATGATTCGACCGTGGGCATCAGAAGGGAAGAACTTCTTCAGCTCCTCCCACTGAACCGCGGAATACTTAGGATCGAGTACTGTAATGTGACTCGAGCCATATGCCGTGAAGTACTCCTCGACGGTCATGAATGGCTCGCCGATGGTGGTGTACTTCTTGATCTCCGCCCATGTCATCTCGGTGACGGGGGTATCTGGAGCCGTCTTATCCACACGCTGGAGGGTGCGATCGTGGTTCAGGAACCAGACTCCATCCTTCGTCTTCTGACATGAGACCTCCAAAGCCCCTGCTCCGAACATAACCGCGTTTGTATATGCACGGATCGAGGCCTCAGGCCAGCTGACGGATCCTCCTCTGTGGGCGATCAGGAAGCCGCGAGTAGCCATCATCGTCCCGATGTCTTTATACCCTCGAGGTACGGCCTTCATGGTAGCCGGGCGCTCTTCTCCATTTTGGTATAAAAATACCAGATTGGATGTGGCTGACCCAACAACCTCAACTCCTGGGACTTGTGGTTTAGGCTGTACAGGGTTACTCTCTTCAAGTTCAACCCATGCGTAAGCCCTTGCTCCAAAAGTCTCTGTAACCGAATTGGCTATAGCGCCGATGATCAATGACCATGGGCCATTGGTTACTCGCTTACCGCCAGTAGTAACATGTTGTGCTTCAGGTGGGTACCATACTGGTTCTTTTATAGACGAGTATGCGTGATACTGAACTGCTACGAGATTCTTCTTAGATGCATCTAAGGTCGGAATACCCGGCTGCCATTGGTGTATCGTGTAGTTAGACACGCCTTCGATAGAGTAGAGAATAAAATTTTCTCTAGCATCAGTTGGAGTATCGCTGTTGAATTTAATATTCTTATCCAGGTCCTCCTTGGTGCATCGTTTTACAGCGATGTACCCAGATCTGCCGCCTGCGTCGCTGGTATACTTAAAATCCCAACCGGCAGGTGGCCTAGCTTTAGTATTTCCATACTGTGAAGCATAAAATACAACCAGCAGGTCCCCGACCTTGGCCCTATCCCCTAGCAGATAATAAGTACCAAACCCATTCGCTTCTGATCCACGTCCGCCAGAAAGATTAACTATAAATCCTGGTTTGGGCGTCTCGTAGACGTTGAAGTTGTGGATCGTTATGTCATTCGCCGTACCAGGGACAGCGATTGATGGGGTCCAGAGCGGATAGGTGTTGGTAGGAAGCTCGAACTCAAACCGGAGAGCAGCATTAGCCCCACCACGGATATTCCAGGTGGTGATGAAGTCCTGCTTACCGGTGGTCTTCTTTCCCGCCTCGAACCAGTTGGCTCGCATGGCGATCTGGGTGTCTTGATCCGCTGAGTACGTGATCTCAACAGTCCACTTGCGATCGCCGACGGTATAGGCAGCACTCTCGAATGGGGTGGAGCTGGATCCCTTTCGGATCAGACGCCCGTCACCTATTCGAGCGCCATTACCTCCCCACCAGGCTCCAATTACTGGGAATACGCTAGCCATTACTTGGCCCGCCTAACGATCACCGTCCCAGACGGAGTCCCTGCTGGCACAGGGTCATCAGGTCCGAGGACAATCATATTCGGGACCTCCGGAATCTTGAGGTTGTCAACCTTCAGCTTGAGCTTCAGATATCCCTTGAGCCACGGGATGATCAGTTCTCGGATCTCAGCGCCCGGAGGGTTCTCATACGGGTTCCCAACCGGGTGCCACTGACCACCATTTTGAGGATCCTCAACAAGGAAGCCGTCGGTGACGTAGAGGTGGCTGATTGCGAGGTTGTCTGCCTTATCGAAGACCTTCTGGTAATTCTCCGAGGTGACGGAGTGAACCACAGCCCACCATCTAGTGGAAGGATAGGCCTTCATGTGGTCCGGAAGGATAGGGGATGTCGGATCCTCCTGTAGGAACTTGGTCGCCGTTCCCTCGAACATCATACAGACGTCGAAGTCAAGATCACACATCGCCTGAGAGATGTTGGATCCGGTGTTGATGGCGATCACGAAGTCCAGCCCGTTCTCGCGGCGGATCGTGTCGATCAGATCCTTATACCACGGAATCCGATCCTTCCTAGCATCCCAGCCGTTGATGACCTCGTCGAGGAAGACGCCCTGAACCAGGTCGCCATACCACTGCTTGGCTCGCTTCAGCTGCTCAAGGATGTACTCCTTGGTGAACTTAGCTGCGTTAGGAACCCCTCGGTTCTCCTCGGCATCCGGGTTGATCGCTGCGCCGTACTGAGTCTTGATGTAGAACAAGACCCGCTTAGCCCCCGCGCCGAGAGCGAGCTCACCCTGCTTCTGGAAGTCTACCTCCTGAGCCTCCCAGTCACCGCTGTTGCGGTTAAGGATGACGTATCCGAGGTTGTCCCGGAACTTCAGCGTCTGTGCCCACTTGGAGAACTGCCCAGGCTTTCCGTCCTGATAGTAGTCAGGCCAGTAGTATGTTACCGGAGAGTAGTACCGAGCACCGTTCTTGAACGGGTTGGTCTGTCGGAGTGCGTCTTCGACATCAGCCTTCTCGCCGTAGGTCTTGGCTGCCTCGTCCTTGGTAAGGTACCTATCAAGCTGAGGGGTGACCGCATCCTGACCAGCAGGACCACGCTCTCCAGCAGGCCCAGGGGGACCTTGTGGTCCAGGGGGCCCAGCGGGGCCGACCGATCCATTTTCACCCTTGGGTCCGGGTTGACCATTTGCTCCGGCGGGACCAGTGGGTCCGGTGGGGCCAGGAAGGCCGTTATCGCCCTTAGGCCCAGGAGGACCCTGAATGCCCTGCTCCCCCTTTGGTCCAGGAGGGCCAGCAGGACCCCTAGGTCCTTCGGGTCCGGGAACCGGGGTTCCTCCAGCTCCGCCACCAGCGGGACCAGGAGGACCCTGAAGACCCCTAGGGCCTTCTGGTCCGCGTTCACCAGCATCGCCCTTAGGTCCGGGAGGGCCAGCAGGACCTGGGTCGCCCTTGGGTCCGGTTGGTCCCTGTGGGCCACGAGGACCAGGTGCGCCAGCTCCGCCACCACCTCCGCCTCCGAATGGAAGGGGGGAAACCTCAGGTGTGGGGTCAGCGGACATGATGTCGACAGTTCTACCCTGAGTCAGAGCAACGTGCTTGACGATATCGAACTTTGGAGAATCGATGTAGATGGTGTGGGTCCAGGCGCCAGAGGGAGTTACTCCAGCGCCCGGAGCCAGCACCTCAATGTTGACAGCGCCAGCCTGGTCTGTCCGAACCATGTGCTCGCGCATTGAGACTGCGGCACCATCAACGGTAGCCGTAGCCCCCTTCACGTCAGGAACGATTCGGACAAGAGCCCGACCATTCTCTCCTCCGGGAATAGTTCCCGTTAAAGTACAGTATGGCGCTGCCATTTTGAGCCTCCTACGGCTGTTCGGCCCTGTCGAGCAGGGCGTTCACCTTGGTGTTTGTCTCGGCGCCGTAGACGCCATCTACCTCTGCGCCTACTGCAGCCTGGACGGCCTCGACAGTGGCGTCATGAGCCTCCTCGGAGGCCTCACCCCAAACTCCATCCTGCTCGGTGCCAACCACGGACTGCGTGAAGGCCACGCCGAAGGGGAAGGTCTTCCCGCCCCACTCGGAAGCCGCGGCAAGAGCGTAGCAGCGAGACCGAGTGTTCGGCCCGGCGACATTGTCGGGGGTCGCCCGGACTGCACGCTGCAGAGCACGGATGTCAGCAGGGCCAGCGGGAGCAGTATTGCTGGGAGAGTCGGTGTATGCAGGACGGATCACATAAGCGATCGACTGATTGCGGACACGCCGCCAAACACCGTTCCCAGCAGACTGAGAGCCATAGCTGCCAGAGGAGGTGTTCCCCTCAATCGTCTGGAGCGTGCCGCCGCCAAGGTTCTTCTCGACGAAGCCCACGTGGTCCGTACCGCCGCCGTCCCAGTCGTAGATGACGACATCGCCCGGTCGGGCGTCGTAAACCGATACGAAGTAAGCGTCAGGGTGCTGGCGGACCTTGTTGACGGTGTAGTCAGTGTTAAAGGAGAATCCTCCAATAGCGTTAATCTGCCCGCACTCGTCCAGACACATGCTGACGAAGAGCATGCACCACCAAACAGAGTCGGACGGTCCAGCAAGCCACTGCTGACCAGTTCGAGCTGCCCAGTATCGGCCAGCTTCGGATCCAGGCTGAGGGTCGTCTGGTGCATAGTAACCAATCCTCGCTGCGGCGCGAGCGAGTACCTGATCTGCGACGCTCACTTCATCACCTCAGTAGTCTGGGAGACGTGAATCTCCTTGTCTTCCATAGGATCAGTGCCGATGTGGGCCTGCGGAGCAAGCGCCTCCTCGGGAATGTCCTCGTGACTGATCATTGTTATCCCTTCGAACCAAGCTTCGCTCGCCTGGCTCTGTTGAGTTCCCGGTTCTGTTCCATAATCTCGGACTGGGACATCTTCTTATCGGGCTGATTCTTTTGGTTACAAACCCGAATGAGTGTGAGTAGTCGGTTGATGTGCCATGTCTCACACTCGAAGGGGATCTGGCAAGCAATCATCCAATAGTAGATTAGTTCGGATGAGGTATACTCACCAGATCCAGACTCTCCACCCATATCGCGGATGGTGGTCGCGGTCATCGTGTCTGCCATGTAGGCGCTAATACGATCGACCTCGGATGGGGGAATCCTATCCAGGAGCGACGGGTCATACTCCTCATCAGTGATCATACACTTGATGTAGAGGGCCATCTCCTCAGGGGTGACTTTGTCGTTACCGATGAGGTGTTTATGTGTGATCGACTCCCATTTTGACAGTGCGATCAGATTGTGCTCCAGGTGGAGGATTCCGCCAGGCATGGAGACAAAGGTGCCTGTCTCCTCGTCGAACCCGTCGAGATCCGGGATAGAAACTATAAGCATTGCAGGCACCGAGGGCCCAGGAGTCTAGGTCTCTGAGCCCCCGGTGTGGTATATCAGCCTGCGAAGTGAGCCTTGATCTCGTCCGGCAGGAGGAGCTTGGGCTCGAGAGCCCCGCCTCCACCCTGAGCGTCGGAACCGAACAGCTTGGCCTCGAGGGTCTTCAGCTTACCGGCGTCGACATCCAGAGACGAGATGGTCAGCAGCGAGGTCGGCTTGGCGCCGGACACGTTGACCGGAGTGGTGGACAGCTCCCAGGAGAAGGAGATCGCCTCGGGAGAGTCGTTGACGGTCTTGTAGCCCTTCTCGGAAGGAGAGGCCTTGCATCCGTACAGGACGTGGAGCTTGTAGCCCTTGTCCTGACCAGCCACGTCGTCACCAATCTTGGTGCGGTAGACGAGACCGAAAGCCAGTCGGTCCTGCTGACCGATCTTGACGCCCTTCGTCAGTGTGGCGGAACCGTCACACTGCTCGAACTCGTCGGGGTAGGTGTACGCCTCGATGGTGGCCTTGAGCTTCTCAGCAGAGAGCATCGAGAGGTACAGAATGTTGTCGGCGTAGAGGTCAGTAGCCTCAGCGCCCTCGGGCTTCTCGGAGATGGCAGTGATACCATTCCAAGCAACACCCTTGCCGTAGGTCTTCTGAGCCGGGTCGTACACATACAGTGCGCAGTGGTCGACACCAGTCTCAATACGGCGCTCACCAGTCTTGTCCCAGACAAGTGCAGCCATGTTAACTCCTAATAGTAGACGTCGAAGATGTCGTGATAGAGGTTGTCCGCTACGAGTCGGGACTCATGGCGGCTGAACAAAAGGTCCTCGATCTTCGTTCGTGTCGGGTCCTCGGGATGCCGGGCAATCAGAGTAACCTGGAAACGGTTTGCTTTGATATACTTGAGGTTGTCCGCGTACATCGGATCACCCGGATGCCGCTCGTATACGATGCACGGATACGAGAGCTTAAGCGACGGGAGTGGCTGATAATAGACCTTATCCGACCCGAGGATCTCTACCAGCTTCTCATGGAGAGCTAGCCGTCGGTCCATTATACACCCCCGTCAACTCGAGAACCAGACGGGGGAACTTCAGCTCCACATAGGAGATCTTCCAAAGTCCCCCCATCCAGCGAACGTACTTGAGGTTCTGGATGTTATCCGTTAAGAACCCGTCAGCGATAATGCTGATCTGGTTGCTGAGGTTGATACTCCCCAGAACCTCATCGCTGGCACCAAAGCGACGTGCTTCACGAAACACATCACCATAGTACTGCTTCTCGATCGGTTTGTCTTCCCAAATTCCCGGCTCGGTCTGGACCTGAGTTACAAATCCTATCTCACCGAAGAATTTGGCCATCTATCACGGCTCCGCGACGACGTTGCCAGCCTCGGTCTTCCGCTCAACGATGATGGCCGACTTCGGGTGAGTCAGCGCACCGGAGAGGCGGGTCTCCAGCAGGTAGTGGTACTGGTTGAAGGAAATGTCGAAGTCCTCAGCCGCGAAGAGCTGACCACCCTTGTCCGCACCAATGGTGTAATCGGACATGTTGACAATGATGCCGAGGGCGTCAACGGTACCGTTCTTGGCGGAGGAGCGCTGCAGGCCCTTCATCAGCGGGACCTTGACGATCTTCGAGACACCGACGTAGTCGGCCAGCTCAGAGACGCTGCGGAACAGACGGTGACCCATCTTGTCCTTGAGCAGGAGGATCTCGGTGACCATGTGGGGCTCGGCGAACCAGGTGGGGTTGCCAGCACCGTCATAGTCGTCCATGGCACGGACGATGGAGTCCAGGACGTCCTCAGTGGTGGTCTCCTTGGCCAGGACGACGCGAGGAGCGTAGAGGCTGTCCTCCTTATAGATCGGGCGGATGCAGTCCTCCTTGATCTTATCCTTGGAGGAGGCCTGACGACCATCACCGATGAGGACGGCTCGACCGAGCTCCTCCTCGATCATGATCTTCATCTCACCACGGATCCAGGACACCACATCAAAGTCAGTGATGTCCAGGATGTCATCCCTATCCAACCTCTGCTTCTTGTAGATGGTGGTCGGCGAGGTGACACGCTGCAGAAGCGTGAAGACCTCGTCTTCCTTTCTATTGCCCTTAATGTAACCCTTGGCACGGGCCTCATCCGCCGTAATGTCGGCGAAGCGAGTGCGAATACGGGAGAAGGGCGAGTGCTTGGCGCCACCCACAACAGCGTTGACCCAATCGGTCTTACGCTTGATGAACTCCGGGGTGTTCCACAGATCCTTGGCCTCAGGGAAGAGGGTCTCGATCTGCTTGATGCCGTAAGCGTCGGCGTGAGCCAGGATGGCCTGCTTCAGGGAGCCGCTGGAGCGAGCGTCCTCGAAGATGGTCTCGACCTGGGCGTGAGTCAGGACGGGGAGCTCCTCGGTGGTAGCGGAGCCCTCAAACACGTTCTTGTGAGCCATATTATCCTCAGTTGTGTCGGAATGGGCGGTGTCCTCAACCTCTTCGGTCTCCGACTCCTCCGCCTCTTCATCTACGGAATCGACGAGCTGTCCAACGATGGCGTAAACCGCCGTCTTCTGCTCTTCGGTCATTCCATCGAAGATCTCCCCGAGAGTGGGGTCATCCTCGTCGCCCTCAGCCTCATCGGCCTCCGGCTCCTCCTCAGCGTGCTCAACGTCATCCGTCTCCTCCGCCTCGAAGTCCTCATCCTCGTCCTCATCACCGTGAGAGACGAAGTCCAGCTGCGCATCGGTGTAGATGACAGCCTCAATCTCAGCGCCATTGTCACCATGCTCGATGGAGACCTGGTCAATGAGTGCGCCAGGGTTGGCGCCGCGGAGCACCAGGCTCACCTCGACGAGCTCGCCGTGGACAACGTCATTGCCCTTAGCGCGAACGTGGGTGGCGTAGATGCTCATCGCCTTGATGTCGCCGTTCTTGACCATCTCTCGTGCGGTCCGGCCACGATCAGTGTTGTTGAGATGGGCGTAGGCGTAAACCCCGTCCTCTCGAACCTCAAGGTCGGCATGCCCCAGGACGTTCTCGACGTCGCCGTGCTTGTGCTGCCAAACGAGAGGAACCGTCTTCCCGTCGTACGCCGCGAAAGCCCCGTGCCGGATTACCTTGTTATCCGAGCACCGAACATCGTTCTTCGTGGCGTAGCCAGAGAAATCGCACTTAACTGCCATTTTGACTACTCTCCATCAGTTCGGAAATTGGTACATCCGCGGCTGGGGTTTCGTCAACCGGCTCTTCGCCGGGTGGCATCTCCTCACCCATCGGATTGATGTTGGAGTTCACCAACTGGTTTGCCGTCTCGTCTTCAGACTGGGCCCAGCCGAACTTCGGACGAAGCTCATTAGCAGTACCAATCTCGTTACGCTTGACGGAGTCGACCAGCTTGGACATCTCCTCCAGCGGGACGTTGAGGAATGGATCCTCGATCGCCATGATCCGCTGACGCTGCGTTCGGGCAGTCTTGGTGAGGAAAGTCCTGGTGATGGCATCCGTGATCGCCTTCAGAACTGGACGAACTGTTCGGTTCTGGTAGTTCAGCATCTGTCTAGCATCAGCCTTGCCGGTGAAGACATCCTCAGTCATTCCGAGCTGGTTGTACAGCTGGGTGGTGAGCCACTGAATCTGGCTCATGAGGTTGTTCTCGGAAGGTCGGTTCAGCTGGGTAATTCGCTCTGCACCATCGGTGTAGGCGATACCGTACTGTGACCCAGCGAGCTGTTCCTCAATAGCCTTTCGCCGTGCCTCAGCCTGCTGCTTCTTTAGCTCAGTCTTGACTACGTATGGAAGCTGAATGATGATGTCCAGCTTACCGGATCCAGACTGCTTATCGATGGCATCCAACAGGTGGAGCTTCTGCGTCAGTCGCTGCAGCGTCGAGTTCGGAGCATTCATCACACTGTACAGAGGATTCTGTACAACAGCGACGAAGTCCTTCTCGAGAGTCAGCTGTTCTCGTTGTCCAGTTTGGTCGTTGTAGACCTCGACTCGAACGTGGCGAGGATACCAGTTCAGGATTGTGCCAACTCGCATAGATTTGATGTCGTAGCCCTGAGTCAAATCTGGGCTGACATCTGTGTCTACTGGAACGATTGCTACAGCGCCCTCTTCAAAGAGCGTGAGTACCAAATCCTGGAAGAATCCCTGACCGGTCTGGTCGATATTGGCACTCAGAGACAGGCAATCATCAAGGTAGCTACGGTAGTAGCTCTTGAGGTTGCCATTATCGTCAGTCTTGACGTGTCGAATAGGAACATTCGATACATCGATAGCAATCTGGTTATAGATGCTCGTGACGATTGTCTGGTCGCCGACGACAGGTCGGTAATTCAGGTTTGGATTACCGAATGTCCACGAACCGTACTCCGGTGTGAAGTTCTTCTTGTCCGGGGATTTTGAAAACGCATTCCATGCGTGAGCTAGTCGATCACTAAGACCCATTTCACCTCCTCGCTCATTCGAATGCCTCCTTGTTTATCTTGTATGCCACGAAGGCATCCATCAGAGCAGCCACCGAGTCGATCTTCTCTTCCGAGCGTTTCTTCAGTAGCTTCCGGTTTCCGTTGGTATCCTCAAGTGTGACGCAGTTACCCATGGTGAAAGACATGAGTTCCTGGTCGAAGATGAGAAGGCGCTCCGAGGCCAGCTTCTTCAGTTCCCCAAGTGGGACCGATTCGGTTCTAGCGCCCTGGATTACTTTCTCGATACCATACGGTCCGTTCTCCTGCTCCCACCTGGTTACGAACTCCTTGGCGTTGTACGGGTCGAACCCAAACGCCGAGACGTCGTACTTCTGTTCGTCGATGTACTGGTCTAAATCTTCGTAGACCTCCATCATATCCAGAACGGTCCCCTCCATGACTCGGAGGCTTCCTTCTTGGATGAACTCGTCATACTTTTGGCGTAGAGCGCCCGGCAACTTCATGAGCGTCAGCTCAGAGATGTATGCCAGCGTCTTTACGCCGAAAGCCTGATTCCGGAGTGGGAACAGGAAGGTGAATGCACAGAAGTCATCACCCTGGGACAAGTCGGCGCCCATAGCGCACTGCATATTCCAGAAGGTGTTCTTCCTGTGCGGGATTGTCTCCTCGTAGGTGAAGAAGTACGTGTATCCCTCCATGGGGATACCGAACCTCTTAGCGAGGATGTCGTTTCGAGCGGCAGGTGCTTGTTCCATGCGCTCGACGTCCTGCTGGTACCGATCATAAGAGACAGTGATGCCGATGTTCGGCTGGGCTTTCACCCACATAGCAGGATCTGCTACTTCCTTGATGTCGTCAAGTCTGTAGTAGAAGATTGAGATGTGGGGGGCGATGTATTCACCCTTCAGTATTTTGAGCAACTCCATCTTCATGGTGTCGCCCACCGCATTGCGGATGGTTCCCTCAGATGAGACAGCCAGAATGACCGGATCATCGATCTTTGAGGCGCCCTGTTCAAGTGCACCGACGACGTCCTCACGGATGTCTCCGGAAAGCCACTCGTCCACCGTGCAAACCTTGGGTCGGAGACCCTGTAGCTTATCAATGGACATGGGGCGGACCTCGAGGAGGGATCCGGTGAGGAAGTTCTCCACACCCTTCTTCGTAGCAACCAGCTTCTGGCGGTTAGCCCTCGCACCGGTTGTATTTTGAATAGATCCCTCGGTCAGGAACTTATACAGCGGACCTCGGGCACGGGTGATAGCGGTCCGGAATGGACCCATCACCTCTTCAGCCTGCTTCATGGTCGGAGCCGTAGCGATCTGATGTGTCGTAGTAGTGTCAATCACCATGAAGTAGTTCTGGATGAGCGACATGTACATCGACTTTGCTGCTCCACGAGCAACGATCAGATACTGCTTGATTGTTAGGCGCTTCTTTACTGTTTTGGTCTCGTATCGACCGCCGACTCCGTCCTCATATGGGACGAAGACCTGACGATCCTCGAAGTAGTACCAGCCAAGGAGCTGTTCGGCCCAGAGCTTGAAGCTGTCAAGAAGATGGAGGTCGGCTCCGTCGGACAGCGTGAGCTCGTTCTCGCAGTAAGCGATAAAGCCCTCTACAGCCTTGTCATCGTAGTAGTATTCCGGATTGGCGACCAGAGCATCGATGCGATTCATCTCGCAGGAGATCTCTTCGCATACCGGAATCTCGCCTCGTATGACTGCATCTCGAAACTGCCCGTAGTATTTTGGTACTGCGGTGTTCGAGAGCATTACTTAGCTGTGCTCCCCGGGTTGCGCGGGTAGCGCTTCTTCTTGGGGGAGGGCTTAGTCTGCTTGTAAGACTTAGGCTTCTCGATCTGCTTCGGAGTCTTACTCTTTGGAAGAGCCGGACCCTTTACCTTAGTAGGTCCACCAGTCGACCGATACTCAGCCTTAGCCTCTTCCGCGACAACGGAGGCAGCCTCAGCGGCTTCCTTGGCCTTCTCTGCCGCCTTCTTAAGGGTCTCGGCCGTGGACTTACCAGCCTTGCCGGGATCGAAAGACTTATCAAAGGCGGTCTTCATAGCCTTGGTTGCTGCGTACGTTCCGGCCTTGGTCAGAGAGTTCTCGAGGATCGATCGAGTGACTTCACGACCTCGAACCAGGTGGCGATCGGCCTTGAGCTCCCGATAGCGTTTCTCTTGCTCCAGCCGCTTAATTCGAGATTGAAGCTCGGAGTCGCTGATCTTCTTGTATCCGCGGTTTGCGAACTTCTTTCGGGCCTTTGCGTCGGCCTTTGCCTGCTTCTTTCCGGCAACTCGGGCATCGTGAGCCTGCTTAGCCTTCTGAACCTTAGCTGCCCCAGTTCGAGCAGTCTTGATAGTCGTCTTGGTGGCGTTGGCGGTGAATCGCCCGCTCTTCTGGATAGCCTTGATGGTGGCCTTCCGACCAGCGCTAGCCTTCTTGCGAATGACGCCCCATTTCTGACCCTTTACACCGTGGTGGACGAGGTCTTCTACCTCTGCTTCCCCTCGGTCTGATAGATTAATCGCCATGCTGCCTCCTCGATCAGCTTCTGGTATGCCGATACCAAGAAGGAGTTCCCCGGTGGGTCGAAGAACAGCTTAACCTTCATGGCGATGTAAGACTTGATTGCCGCTTCGTCGTCGATCGAGTCGAAGACAGTCCAAGCGGTATCTTTCTCAATCGGGACATCGCATTTTGGCCCCAATTGTGCGAGATCCATTCGTGCAGTGTTGATATGCATCAGGATCTGGTCATCGAAGGCATCATATCCCGGCATGATGCCGATTGCCTTCTTAGTATCTTCAAGAATCGTTCCCATTAGATCCTCCAGGGAGCTTGATCATTCGGTCGACGCTCAACAACTCGTGGTGTCAACCTCGATCGGTCTCCGAAGTGTATCGCGTTGTGGGTATTCTTGGTTGTGGTAATGAGAAACTCTGGCTCGAGGATGTCTGGATTGAATTCCTCGAGATCTTTAGGCTGAATCGGATTCATGTGGTGAATTAGCGGCATGTATCTGATGTCAAGTCCCTCGATCCCGAGGTCACAGGCTTCATCTCGAGCCAGAACAAAGTTCCTGACCTTCTTCCACTCTGTCGAGGTGTAGAATCGTTGGTTCAGGTAACGATCGAAGCCAAACGTGGCTGTACCGACTTGCCCGGTGAGAGCCAGGTAGTCAAACCGCTCCTCAAAGGTCTCGAGGCGCGCCAGTTCAGTATACGTTCGCAACATCTCCCGCTCCAGAGTATGTACGGAAGGCTTCGATGGCTTCTTTGGCAATCTTCTCAGCTTGCTCAGCGCTGACGAGCGCTGTCTTCTTTGCCTCGAGGAGTGCTGTTTCGTTCCTCAGCTTCTCTACCTCCAGCTGTTCTCTTGTGGAGGCGAGCTTGAGGTAGTGGTTCACCGTGGTTGCCGGTGCTGTACCCTCCCGAAGCTGCTTCTCAGCGAGCTCAAGCGCGAGATTGATCATCTGCGCCTCTCGTTGTTCCACAGTTCGAGCTGGTTTAGAGGGTGTTGCGGCCCTTTTACCCATAGTTGCTCCTTAGATAGAGGGCGTTTGGGGCCAATTGAGGGCTAGATTCTAGGGCCCGTTGTGAGCGAGACCAGCAGGAAGAAAGGAGCACACGAGAAACTTCCTGTGGGCCCTAGAACCTAGTCCCCAATTGGCTTTCCAAATATCCCTCCGGGGAAAATATGGAGGGGGCGGCGATGAGGGTGGGGGGCCTAAATGCGAGACCCCACTCCCCCGGGTCGACGAAGAAATTTTTATTTTTCAATCATCGATCTCGAAAGTTTGATAGAAATTTGTTCCATCAAGATTGAGAATTCGATCAATTGCATTTTCAATTTCTTCGATTTCAAGTTCT